CATTAAAGCATAGTGGAGTTCCAATTTTTGAGAAGATATTTAATCCATCAGATACATCTGTATTAGATCCAGTAACTGGAATATTTACAATTCAAGATCATTTCTTTGCTACTGGTGAAGAATTAGTATATACACCAAATTCAACCTTTATAGGTATTGCTGGTACTGCTATGCAACATGCATCTCAGACTAATTTACCAACCGAAGTATATGCAATTAGATTAACTAAAGATACATTTAAACTTGCATTAACAGAAGCAAATGCTAATTCTGGAACTGCTGTAACTTTCCCAAGTACTGGTGGTGGTAATGCTCATGAATTAGAAATGAGTAAAAAGTCTGAAAAGACCTTAATGAGTATTGATAATGTTGTTCAAGCTCCATTAGCATATACACCAGTAACTACTAATTTAACAAATAATGGTGCATCAATATCAACTTCTAGAACTATATTTGAAGTTACTGGTATTGCAACAATAACAACTGAAGATGTTATTAAAATTGATGATGAATATATGCAAGTTACTTCTGTTGGTTTAGGAACCACTGCTCTTGGTCCTATTACTAATACAGGATCTGCAAATTTGATAGAAGTGGAAAGAGGATTTGTTGGAACTGCTCCTGCAACACATAATCATAATACTGTAGTTAGATTGTATAATGGTGATTTCAATATTGTTGGAAGTACGATATACTTTGCATCTTCTCCAAAAGGTAGTAGCAATACCAAAAAAGATAATTCTAATCTTGATATTGTGAGATCTGATTTTGGTGGAATGGTATATTTGAGAAATAATTATAGTAAAAACGTTATTTTTGATGACATATCTGAGGCATTTACTGGAATAGGACAGACTTATAGAGTAAGTGTTGGTGGAGGTAATACGGTTGGTATTGAGACTGGAAGTACTCTTACACTTATAAATGGTATATTCCAGAAACCTTCTACAGATAATAACCCAGATAATAATTATTCTTTCATTGAAAATTCTGGAATATCAAGCATTACCTTTACTGGAGTTAGTTCTGCTGTAAGTGGAGCTCAAGTTATAAGCACTTCTGATGTAAACCAAAACAATCTACCTAGAGGTGGTGTAGTTGTTTCTGTTGGATCTACAGGTGGATTAGGTATTGCTCCTCTTGTTGGTGCTGCTGTAACCGTACAGATTAATGGTTCTGGTGGTATTAGTACTGTTGGTATTGCAACAACTGGTGCTCTTAATTCATTCAATTGGTCATATGGATCTGGATATAATACATCTACTATTGCAATTGGAATAACTGATCCTGCATATGCACATACTTTTATTAGTGCTGCTCCTGGTGCTGTAACAGGTACAGGAGGTCCATTTACACCTACAAATGCAACATACGTCTCTGAGACTGGTGTATTAACTTTAACTATTCCTAGTCATGGAAGAAG